CAACTAAAGCATATCTATAAACTTTTTCTTTACCATCATTCCATTGAAAGTGTAATAGATGTTTTTTTTCAGTATAATTTTTAACAAGACCTATATCAAATGCTAACAATGTCATTACTTCTTCTTTTTATATTTAGGTTTCTTCTTTTTCTTTTTACCAGTTTGTTGTGATAACAAACTTACTTTTTTTTTATATTGCTGTGAGTATGATGTAGATATATTTTTCATTTACTGCCACCAATATAACCACCAATAACTCCAATTAATCCTGTAACTGACATCTTCATTAAGGTTATTACACTTTCATCTACGGGTCTATTTTCTTCTAATGCTACCCAATAATCGCCTACAATAATAACACCAAGAAGTATTAAGACACCACTTGTTATTAATAGAATTACAATGTCTTTAAAATTTTTAATCATTTCTTCCTCATTATATCTGCACCTTTAAGACCATAGATAGCTGATATAACTCCTATAAATATGGCTTGATACCAGTAAGGTAAGTTCTTAAAATACTCAAAAAATAAATCTAATTTAGTACGAATCTCAGGATCGTCAGAGAAAACAGACCAAGCCAATAGCAGCATAGGAATGGATATAAGAATGAGTACAAACTCATCTTTCCAACCATTATCATTGCTCTCAATAATCTTTGCTTTATATTCAAGTTCACCACTACTCATCTTTTCTGCATGAAGCATTTTTGCATCAGCCATTAGCATTTTTGTTTGCTGCTTTTTTTTGTATATATGGGATCCTGCTTGAACTGCAAGTTTAATCGCACCTAACCACATTATTCTTTTACCTTGCCATCCTTCCACTCCATGTCTGGTAAACCATTGTCATATTTTTTACCATCATAAGTTAAAACTTGTTTTCTATTTGATCCTTTTTCATTATAAGATATATGAACCCAACCACTAGCAGGGTCATCTTTATTATAAAATTCTAATATAAGTTGGTCAAAGTCTACATTGTTTTGTAACCAGTAAGCAGTTTGAATATTTGGTATGCCTGTAATCTCAAAGTCTACTGCTTGACCTTTTGCGTGTTGAGATGTTTTCTTTGAACCTATTGCTTCACATAATGTTTCACTACGATAACCAGATGTCACAGTTATAGGCTTTTCAAACTTAGCTCTAACTGGTTCTAATATTTCATAACATACATTCTCTAAGTTTTTTATATCACCAGCTCCAGGTGTATTGTCTATACCTTTACGAGTTGCTGTCATAGACTTAGTAAATTCTTCTAATTTAAAATGTTTAGATAGTTGCATAAATAATTTTTACTTTTAATCTTTTTTGTTCTGGAGTTGTTGATCTATGTATGAGACTGCCAATTCTTTTTCTTTCATAACCATCTTTACCTGTATAATCTTTTTTTCTATAATTTTTAGACTTAACATCATACCCTTGATATTCTCCAGTTGTAAGATCTAATGTTACTATATCTACTGGTCCATTACCACCTAAAGGTGTGAATACAATCATATTAGGATTGTCAGCAAGACGCAACTGTACTTTTAATTCAGCTATTAAACCAGTTATATTTGTTGTTCTATTAGCCATCCATATTGAAGAAACCAACTAAAGCACCTACAATACCACCAATAATAATTAAAAGATTGATAGCACCTTTGCCTTTAGACATATCGCTTCTTAATTCTTTTATTTCTTTTTTCATTTCATCTATTGATTTAACTAATTGAGACATTCTTTCAGCACAAATCTTTTCATGTGAGGTTAATCTAATTCCATTGTGATCTTCTAAGTTAGAATTAAATTTTTTTTTAAAAACCATAATAAAAACTATATGTTAAATACGTCTCTAACTTCGTCTACTGTTAAACCTAAATCTTGCAGTTTAGTTTTAGCAGATTCTATTCTAGCTTTCTTGGCATCCTCTGCATTTTTTCTAGCTTGTGCATCTACTAAAGCCTGTGCTTCTTCAGCATCTCTTGCAACTTCTTCTTCTGCTGTAAAATTAATTTTAATCCCATTAACCATTTTATGTCTTGCCATATTATGCTCCTGTTATTCCATACAATTTAAAAACTCCACCAACAATATTTCCCGAACTCATTACTACTTTTATAGCATCAACATCAGCACCACTTTCTAACATTCCACCACCATTGTGATGTGCTACTCTTGCTGATTGATCTCTTGTTAGTCCATTAAAAATATATTTGGTAAATTGTGTACTAGATGGATTAAAAATTTTAAATTCAAAAGCTGCTTCTTCATTTGTACTATTACCCATAGAATTTAATTCCATAGAGCTACTGGTAGAGGTTACAACTCCTGAGGTATCTGCTCTAATTCTATCTACTATTGTATCATAACCAGAAGTTATATAACTTGAACCAGCATCTGTGCTTAAAACTATTGTTAAAACTGTATCATCTGTTTGTACAGTTATATCGTAACCAATTAAAACATAGTAAGGATAAGTATCATCTAAAACTACACCACCAGTTCCATTTTTAAATTCAACAGATGCTGAACTACTTGCAGTAATAGATTTAATAAATGTATATGCACCACCACCAGCCGCATCTTGAAAAGATGGAACTGCACCTGCACCTGCACTTGTTAATACTTGACCAGAAGTTCCTGTTGCTACGGCAGCAGGATTACCAGATGTATCATAAGTAATTAAATTTCCATCTGTACCACCTGCCATTTTTGCAAGTGTTATAGCATTATCTTGTATTTCTGCTGTAGCTACTCCTAAATCTTTAATTGTTATTGCACCCGAACTAGCAGCAAAATTATCTGAACTAAATGATGCAGCACCTTTTGCAGATGTAGAAGCATCAGCTAAATTTATTGTAACAGTTCCAGATGTACCACCACCAGATAAATTTGTACCTGCTGTAACTCCTTCAATATCTCCAGAGCCATCTGCACCAGAATAACTAAAGTGTACACCAATGCCATCTGTATTTGAGAATGTTCCGCTTGAAACTATATGAGTTACTGGAACTTTAGTATAACCAGAAGCGTCTGTAACAGCTCCTGATACTTTAAATGTTGCGTAAGTAGATGCTGTACCTTCTTTAGTAATAGTTACAATACCTCTTGCTGTTGAGTTTGATACATCATCCCATGATTGTACATAAGAAGATATGTCAGCACTAGCATCATCTGCATCATCTATAAATAAAACAGATACTGAACTTACAGTTGCATTATTAAAAGCTACTTTACCTGCACCTGGATCTGCATCTGAAGTAGAATTGTTCCAAGTCATTGAAAGTTGTGAGTTTGTACCAGCAGCTCCAGTAGAACCTGTTGATCCTGTACTTCCTGTAGACCCCGTTGAACCAGTATCACCTTTTAAACCTGTTCTTGTAAAGTGTACAGATAGTTCGTCAGCAGCACTAAATGTATTGTTACTTGCTAAATGAACAACTGTTATTTTGTTATAGCCGCTTTCATCACTAACAGCAGCAGTTACTTTAAATCTTGCATAAGTTGAGCTATCGTTAATATCTACTATGTGAATAAATCCTTTTATAGTTGAAGTTGACGATCCCCAAGTTGCAGTATCAGCTTGTGTTGATGCACCATTAGCATCAGCATCATCTATATAAATTTCTGTAGCAGATGCGTATGTACCATTATTAAAAGCTATTTCTCCAGCACCAGGATCTGCATCAGATGTACCTGTATCAAATTTATAAAAATATCCTGGTATTGCACCATCTTCTCCAGATGCTACAAATGAAACAAATGTTTTATCATTGTCAGCAAAAGTACCAGCACTATCAATATAAACTAAAGTAATTTTAGAATAACCAGAAGCGTCTGTAATTGCACCTGTTACTTTAAATACCATCCAAGTATCTAAAGTATTTGCTTTTGAAATTCTTATTCTTCCTCTATTAGTATCATTACCTGTTACATCATCCCAACTCTGTACCCATGCTGAAACATCTGTGCCATTAAACTCTAAATCATCTATGTACATTATTGTTGCACTAGAGATTGTTGCATTGTTTAATCTAAATTTTCCTGCTCCTGGATCTGCGTCTGCTGTTGTTGTTGAATATTGAAACATTGCACTATCTCCACCTGCTGGTAGAAAGTCTGCAACTGTTGTTAATTGTTGACCTGTCTCGTCAAAGCCTAAAGTTTTAGATGCTCTTGTAGCAGCATCATCTGTAAATTCTGGTGTTGTAATAGAGTTGGTAGCAGATACTTTAAATGATCTGTTTAGTTCCTCTTGCATCTGTTGGATAGTCATTGTAGCACGATCCAAACCCTCTTCATGTGATTCCGCAGGGAATGGATCATTAGCAATATAATCTATCGCTTGTGTTTGCGGAACTTCTCTTCTGATAACTACTGTCTCACCTGTTGCTGGAACATTGCCAGATGTGAAAGTTATTGAACCTCCACTAGCATCACCTGCACCAGCTACTGTATAATGAGTAGTTAATGTCTTAACAGTTTCAGTTCCTGTTGACGATCTAATAATTACTTCTAAGTCTGTATCCGCAAAAATTTTAAATGTGTAGGTAAAGGCAGTTGTGCTACCATCACCTGATGCTGTACTTTTTACTGTTGTTGAAGATACTGTCATATTACTATCTCTATATTAAATTATCTATCCTTTGTCCATATTATTTAGATGTACTTGGTAAATCAGAATCATCTATCATATACTGTAAAACATTACGAATACCTAACATATTCTGATATGGTGCAATACGCAACCATTTATAAGCATCTCTTTTACTAAAATCATATTCATCATCAACTATAGCTCTTCCTGTTGATCTTATAGCACCAGTAGTTTTTTCTATTAATGATATAGTTGGGTTACCTGTCCATATATTAGTTTCTAATCCAGATGATCTATAATTTAAAAATGGATCAAATCCAGATAGGTATGCTCCTGTATCTATAAAAGCTGGTAGTAATGTTGAATAAGTATTTCTTTGAAAAGTTGCACCACCTATTGCTTCTGGTGATAATCTTCTTTCTAAAAAATCATCTCTTTCTTCTCCAGTTTTACCAACAGCTTGTGCATATTGTTGACCAACATAAACTAATCCTGCTAACATAGTAGATGTCATAAACGAACTAAAGAATGTAAAATCTCTCATGTGTAAACCATGAAGTAACTGTTTTGAATATGCTGTAGTTACAAAGTTTCTAAATTGAAATAATGTTTTGCCTAAAGAACCATCAGCTCCCATAGCCATCATTTCACCATAGTTATTTTCTTGAATTACTCTTCTTAAATGTCTGTTCATATATAAAGACATTTTATTAACTAAATCTTGATCATCCCAATTATCTACATTTAATCTTCTAATTTTTCTTCCTGTTAATCCGCCTTCAATAAATGAAGAATTTTCTTTTATATTTCTAAATACTGATTGTAATTCTTCATCAGAAAAACCTATATTTCTATATCTTTTTATATCAGCAGAACTTAATTTTAATTTTCCTGTTGCGTGTCTAGCAAGTTTATCAAAAGAAGTTATTGCTGCTAATCTTCTTGACAAAGTATCTACTGCATGAAAACCAGAAAAATCAGATGTAATTTTTGTAGCAACATCTAAAGTTTTTTCTATTTTACCAACTTTACTTGTCATTCCAGCAAAATCATCTGATCTATTAATAACACTATCTATTAATCTATTTGAACCTGTACCACTAATTAATGTTTCTATTTCATCTAAAAATTCATTAGATAATTTACCATCTTTAGCTCTTGTTAAAATATTTTTAAACTCTGGTATATATTTAACGAATGATCTAACTCCAGCAGTTCCTATAATATTACCCATCTCAGGTATTTGAGAAAAACCTACTTGGTTAAATACATTGGCATAGTTATATTTTCTTAAATTTCTAAGAATAGTTGCTGTACCCCCTTTAATATTTACTTCAGTAGGTATGCCAATAATATTTTTATAAATAGTTTCTAATGTTGATAATTCAAAATTTTTTCTTATTTCTCCAGTTCTAGTTTTATATTTTTTAGCAACTTCTGGTAATTCATAACCTTTTCTAATTTCATTTAAAATTTTTTGGTAATCTTGTTTTGATTTAATTCCAGTTCTAGCAAAAGCTACATGACCAGACATTTGATTTATATATGCACCAACAATACCTTCAGTATTATTATCTAATAAATCACTAAATTTTATAGAAACATTATCAATTAATTCTTCGTGAGTTTCGTCAAAAGATGCTCTTCTTTTTAATCTTGATGGTACATCAGGTTTTTTTGGTTTTAATAATACTTTAACTAAATCAGTTATTTCATTTTCAGACAATTCAGTATAATCTGTAATTATATTTCTAAGTTCATCTTCATCTGTAGTTTTTAAAATTCTATCTACAGAAAAACCATCACTAAATTTTGCTGTTTTAATCATACGATAAATATGACCAGCAAGTTTTAATCCATCAGTTTCTGATAAATTATTTGATCCTTTAACTAAAGAATTTTTTAAAAAACCAATTAACTTATCTTCACCAATTCTTTCTTGAACATCTTGCATTCTGGACATAGACCAATGTCTAGGAAAATAATTTGGATTATCTAATATATCCGCAGCACCTTCAACACCATCTTTTCTAAGATCATCTAACATTTTTTTAAATAATTTTTTAGTAGCTTCTGCTGCTTTATTAACAGCAGGTATTCCTACGACTTCTCCCCTAACAGCTCTTGACACTAAATCAGAAAATTGCATACGATCATTTAAGTTGTAACTTTTAAATTTAGTAGTCTTACCAATATCTGTTAAATATTGAGTAAATGCAGGTTCGTATTCTTTATAAAATGATGTCATTCTAGTTGCTGAATAATTTGCTTTTTGTATATCTGCTGTCAATATTGATCTTGAAAAATCTTTATTACCAACTGTATCTTCTAATAATTTTTCTGAAGCTGATCTCATATAAGGATTATCTGATCTTCTTAATACAGATGACTTATCAAATCTTCCTTTTGCAAAACCAACATTAGGTGTAACATCTATTCTATCAAAAAAATTATCAAGTAATATTTCATCATCACTTTTTTTAAATAACAGATCTAAATTTTTTTGATTATTTTTAATTGTTGCAACAGGAATTTTTGGATCATTAGATACTATTTGATCTCCTCTTTCTTTATCTAAACCAACATCTTTTTTTTTTGTAGTTACATTTTTATTATAGGTAATTTCAAATCCTTCTTTTTCTAAACTTTTATAAACTCTTAATGCAGATTTTGATACAGAATTATCTGATACAAGACTAAGATTTTTTTTAAAAGCATCTTCTAATGTTAATTTATAAAGAGCTTTACCAGCTCCAACATTTCTATTTGATTTAGAAATTCTTACATCAATAATTTGCATTGCGTTTAAATTTTTGTTTAACTCTGATTGTAAAATAAATTTTTCTAATTTAGATGCTGGTACTCCAGAAAATTCTTTTGTTAATTCTTTTGTTTTTGAAGTTATTGAAAAATAATCTTTATCAGATTTAATATTAAAATTATCAATTTTTTTTAAAATATTTTCTTGTTTTAATAACTCTTTTGTTTTTTTAATATCATTAATCATTTCTTTTTCTTGTTTAGAATAAATATTTTTAGATGTACCTTTTACATTTGCCTGACCTTTTAATAGTTCATCAACCTCATCTACATTTTCATTAATGTTAGGTAATTTATCTTTACCAAAATATTTTTCTCCGCTTTCTGTAATTTTAAAACCTTCTTGTTTTAAAGTTTGCTTTTCCATTGCAGTTCCAAACTCTCTAGCTTTAGCATCAAAAGCATTTATATCTGGATGTTTTGGTCCTAAAAATCTAGTCAAGCCAGAAGTAATTGCACCACCCATAGCGGCAGCATAAGCTATCTCTTCTATGTCTCTTGTAGGATCATTCATAATAACAGGTGCTGTAATTAAAGATGCTTGACCTGCACCTACTAATCCACCTCTAATATATTTAGAAAATCTAGCAGCTTTGTTTGCATAAATAAAAGGTCTAGCAATACCAAAGGTTACTGCGTCTGCAACTAGAGCAACAGAATCTAATACAGCAGCACCCACTCTTAATGCTGTACCTGTAAATCCTAATGTTTTTAATTTTTCATTTGCTTCTTGTGAATCTAATATTCTTTGTTTTATTTGATATGCTTGACCTAGTGAAGTGGCATTAGAAAATTCATCCCAATATTGTGGATCAATATCTTTACTTAATTCATCAAAGGTTTCATCATCTAATCTAAAATCATAGTTAGGTTCTAGTTCTGGTCTTGAATATGATTTTAATATTGAAGGTAATATTTGTTCTTGTTCGTAAGCAAGTTTAATACCTTCACCTAATGTAATTTTTTCTGATTCTTCTTTTTCTTTTAAAATTTTTTCATCATCAATACTAAGATAATCGGTACTTAATATTAAATCTAAATTTGTACCTTCTGCCATATTAAGATCCTGTTATATCAAAACCACTTGTTTCAAATTCTTCTTTAGCTTTAATTTTTCTTTCTTGTAATTCTATAGTTTCTTTTTTAATAATATCTCTAGCTGCTGTTTCTCTTTCTTGATTTATTAAATATAAATCTTTTGCAAAATAAATCATAGGTTGATTATCTTTATCAAATACTGGAGCTAAATCTAATTTTCTTCTTATTTCAAATATACCACCACCATTATATCTTAAAAAAAATTGTTTAGAATCTTCATTTACCATTTTATTTTCTACAATATATTCTTTAACTGGTTTAACCATATCTAAACCACCAATAGATTTAAAAGCATCTATATCTCTTTTCATATAAGCATAATCATCTACTATTTGTAAATTTTTTTCTAAATCATCAATTACTAATCTTTGTGCTTTAAATGGATCTATATTACTTGCTACATACATATTAAAAAGTTTATTAGCATAACCCTTAACTTCACCAATATTAGTTGCTTTTGTATCTTTAAATTTATCTTCTATGCTTTTAAGTGTTTTATTTCTTCTTAAATTTGCACCACTCATAACAGCTTTGTCATAATTGAGTTGAAAATCTCTTGCATTTTTTATTGCTTGAAAATCATTCATTCCTAAAATTTTTTTAGAAATAATTACATTTTTAAAAAATGTTTCTTGTTCATCTGTTGTATAAACATTTAATCTACCCATTTTATCTGCAATCTCTGCTGTTTTAATTGCACTAATTAATACAGGTGGAATATCAGCAAGACTATCAAATGTTGTAGATGATCCAGCAGTATATCCTGATTGAATTAACTCTTCATAAGTTGGAGACAACAAACCTGTTTGAGCAAATACTTGATCAACTTCACTAAATGTTCTTTCTTCACTTAAATTATTTTTTTCTGCTAAAGAAAATAAAACAGCATCTGTTCCTTCTAATATTTTTTTATCTGTAGTACCTGGTATAACTGGACCAATTAAAGGATTTTCTCCATTTAATATTTTATTAACACCAAAACTTGTAGCATCATATTCTTGTTTTTGTTTTTCTATTGTTATAATTCTTTTTTGTATTTCTTCAGCATCTACATTTTTAGCACCTAATAATATTTCTTTTGCTTTATTATAATTTTTATTTGCAATAGCAACATCAGCATCAAATATAGCACTATCTGTATTAATAGTTTCAATTTCTGTATCTAACCATGGTTTACCCATGTTGTGCATACTTTCAAATTCAGTAGCAGACTCTACTCTATTTTCTTTTTTAATTTGTTTTATTTTTGCATTATCAGATAAAGAATATTCAGAAGCTAATGTATTTTGTTCTGTATTATAAGTAGATAAACTTTCTTTCTCAAATGCTTTAAATGAGTTTGATTTTACTTTATAAACACTTTCAGCTTGATCAGAATTTAATAATAATTCTAATTTTTTTTTAACTCTTTTATTTTTTATTCGTGATAATTGTTGTTTTCTATATTGACCAAATTCTTGATTATAAATATTTACTGCACTAAACTCATCTGGATTATTTTTTTGAGTTTTTTGAATTTTATCTGATTCAGTTTTCATTTCATAAAATTTTTTCTTTGCTTTTAATTTTTCATTATTATCTCTTTGTTTAATATAAAATTCATTAATAGCCGAAGCAGCAGGTAATAATGCAGCGGCAGGTGTAGCAGTAGGAGATAATTTTAAATTCATTTTTGCAGATGAAACTTCTGCTGTAGGTCTACCTCTTGCTGTAAATGTAGGTATTTTTGGCATTATTGATTCCTTGATCTGTTAGAAGATTTAGATTGTAATCTTAAATTACTTTTACTATTATTTGTTGGGTTTCTATCTTTGTGATCTACATCTCTACCCAATATACTATTACCATATTTTTTTTTCATAATTCTTCTTGCACCATTTCTACCAGCTCTATCTTTTTTTTGTTTTGTTGTAGAGTGATAATTATTATATTCTGATTTATAATTTCTCATTATTCACCACCATAATTAGTCATTAAACTTTGACCTGCTTGAGCATAATACCCTAACTGAGCAGCTCTTGCTTCATTTCTTGCAACTTGTCCTCTCATTCTTGCAAAGTTTGCTTCTTCTAATTTTTTAGATTGTGCAACTTTAGAATTATAATCTAAAACATCTTTTTCTATTTCTGCTTGTTCAGAATTATATCTTAAAATTCTTAAACCAGAACCTTCTAATGTTACACCAGATTTTAATATAGCTGTTTTGGTTTTTCCTTGAAGCTGTGCAAATTGTTGATCAAATCTTGCAATATCAAACTCTAATTGTTTTTCTTCTTGTGCTGCTTCTTGTTCTGCAATAGTTGCATTTCTTTCTTCAACAGCTTGGTTATATTTACCTGCCGCTGATGCTTGTTGTGCTGCTGCTACAGAAACTAAAGGTGCGACCCATCCCATTAAAATATCCTCGCATATCTGTATTGATGTGAACCATCAAATCCATAGTGTTTCATTAAACCTTCATTCTCCAATCCTAACCACTTTGCAAATCTTATACCTTTATCAAAATCTGATCTTACAGCAGTTTGAACTCTTTTAATATTATATTTTGTTGCAACTTTTGCAAAATCTTTTTTAATCGCACGAGCAACTGATAATGGATGTTGCCAAACATCTTGTGTTGCAATGACCCAACCTTCTGCGACTTGACCCCAAATCATTTTCATTCCTGCAGCAAAGATAGGTTTGTTATTTACAATCCCTGTAAAAGCTAAGTGGTCTTGCACAAGGTTCATAGCATCTCCATCAAACTCAGCATCCTTATCCATTAACTTATGGTTCATCTGGCAAGATAATATAAATCTTCCATGTTCAGCTGTGTAAGGTACTATATGTAGTTTATTATCCATCATTTGTTACTAGCCTTGGGTATAACGATAAAATTGTAAAAGGTAAAGGTTGAGTTTGTCTAACAAAGATAAAACCATCTGTTTCATAGTTTCCTCTAAACTCTACCTCTTTATCTCCTGTAAATGGTGGTATACCTTCATCCATTAAATCAGCAGAATTTCTAAATGGTATTCTTTCAAGATTAGTTAAGTCTGGTCCAACTTCTACACCTATTGTTTCAAACATTCTAACTGTAATATCATATATTCTTTTAGTCTTACCTTGAGATGTACCATTCTGTGATCCAGCATTTAATCTCATAGTTTGTAATAGTGATGTATATGCTAAACCTACTTTAACACTTTTTGCAGAACGATCTAAAGATATTGCTCCAGCAGATACAGTTTTATTTGGGTGCGTTGCACCATCTGTTAATATAGAAACCACTTGTCCTTCAAGGTGATCTAAACCAGATAAAGTAGTTACAGCTGCACCACTATAACTTAACTCACTATCTAAAAAATTAAATGTAGTGTTATCTGTTTCATTAAAATCTAATACATTTAAGTATTCTACATATCTTTTAGTAATACTATTAATTGTTCTTTTAATAATAACATACACTTGATATTCTGTATCATCAGTTGGAATTACTGCTATACTTTCTACAACTGACTTACCTTCGCTAGTTGCTGTTAATCTTGTACTGTCAAAACTTTTAATAGTTAAATATCCTGTTGCTTCATGTGCAGTTTCAATAATTGTTACAACCGCAGAACTTACTGTTGCAGTAAAATTAGCATGAGCATTAATTGAATTTTTTAAATTAGTTGCTGTTGTATTATTATTAGTCTGAGTTTTAAATTGATTTGTTCCAGCAGTTCCAGTTGTAGAATTAAAGTTTACAGTTGTACCATCAGATTTTGTTAAAGTTAATTTAGTTCCATTTGCAATGTTTGCATAATCAGAAACTGTAATTGTTGCTATACCAAATCTACCACCAAAAATATGTCTATGCCAAGCAGTTACTTGTTGTTCTCTTTGATATGTAAGTCCAACTAATTCACCATCACCTCTTACACCATAAACAATTTGATTAGGTTCTTGTTGATATGCAATTTGTGTTAGACCCCCTTCAGTAACATGTTCTGCAAGGATAGTCATGTCAGGTGCAATGTAACCATCTACATCAAAGTTATAAGCTAGTTCTCTAATTTTTCTTTTAGCACGTTGCAAAAATAATGTGGCGTTACCTACAGCTATAGCATCTACATTTGCTGCACCATGATTAGATTGTTTTTTAATTAATATGTTTGTAGGTGTAACAGCACTATCTGTACCCCCACCACTTACTGTAAATTCACCACCTGCTGTACCAATAATTAAAGTTCTTGTAGCTGTCATAAATCTAATAGCATTAACCTGGTTAGATGCGATTGTATAAATGATTGCATCATCATCAGCTATTGTGCCACCAATGTTTGCATCCATGTTTTCATAATCACCAGACTTTGAAAAAAATATTGTTTGTGGTTGATTAGTTGTTCCTGCAAATACTAATCGTTGTTCAAAAAAAGTTACGCAAGAAGGATGACCTGTAGTATCTGAGAAAGCTCCTAGTTGCCAAGCAGTAATAGCATTAGCATTTGTAAAAGCTGTAGTTACATTTGCTACTACAACTGTTGAGTTTGTTCTTGCTGTAATTGTTGCATAACCACCATTAAAATGTATTTGTCTACCAACATCTGTTGCTAACCATCCTTGATCATTATTAATACCTGTTGTAGCACTTGCTGTAATATTTCTTGATCCTGTTGAAGCATTAGATGGTGTTAATGTAGTTGTGGTTATATTTGCATCTTGAAATGGTCCATTAGTGAAATCGACATCTGTTAATGTCCAAGCAGTATGACCAGTACGAGATAGTTTTTCTACTTCATGTTCTGGATGTGTGATGTACATAACGTCTGCAGATTGTGCAAACTTAATATCAAACAGTTGTGCAGTAGTATAAGGGGTTGCTATTTCAAAAACTTTATTAGATACACCACCAGAACTGTAAGCAGTAAATGCAGAACTGTTTATATCTACTCCATCTTTATCTTGTAGTTCAAATGTGTTTGTTGTTTTGTCTGCAACTAAAAATCTTTTACCATTAACTTCTGTCATACCTGCAACAGCAGTAATTACCACTTCATCACCATTTGAATATCCATGTGAAGTTGCAGTTACTACAGCAGGATTAGCAGCAGTAATTCCAGATATAGTTTTATCTCCTTCTAGTACAGCACCACTATCTTTAAATACTCTCATTTTTAAGTTTGAGAACTCAAGCATATAAGTTTGTGTTGTAGAAAATTCAAAAGGAATTAATCTTGTTTTATTATCGCTATCAGCTACTTCTGCAACAAATGTAGAACCTGGTCTACGAGCTGCTGAACCATGAGGATAAACTATTAAGTTTTCTAAAGTTGCACAACCAGATGTGTATTTAGTTAAATCAGTTCTTCCATCTAATCTTGGAGATAGCTCACCGCCTGTAAAGTTTGTTAGTTCAACTGCAACTCTAGCCATTAATTAATATCTTGAGTTAATAAAAGTGCTTGCGTCTATAACATCTGCCATGCCTAAATCTGAATCAATATTCTGACCTTCAGTTGAATCTACAAATCTAGCATCTCTTAATTTTTCTCTAAATAAATTATACATATTACTTGCTGTTTGATTATTAGAAGTAACTCCAAAAGCAATGTCAGCACCTAAAGATGCAGATAATGTTTCTCTTAATAATTCATCATATTCATTGGGATCAGTAACTCTAGCAACATATAATATTTTCATGCTAGATGTATTACTTAAAATTTTTCTACCTTCTACTTTGTAATTAGAATCATAATCTAATATTTTAAGTAGTCTTAAACAATCTGCTGGTAGTGTATAAGCAAAACTAAAACCCCATGCAGGAGCTGTAGTATCTGCTGCAATCTGTACTCTTTTTTGTAAACAGTTCCAAGGATGACTTCTAAACAAAGCATCTCTTACTTGAGTGTATCTTGAGTTACAAAGTCTAGCGTTTTTTGAATCTTCTGATAATGAAAGTATAGTTGTAGCTCCTAGTTGATTTAATGCTCCATTACATATTCCTACTATTGATGCCATACTACTTCCTTATAATATATTTGCGTCTAATTTGTCTATCTTTTTCTAAAGCAAATATTTCTTCTGTTGTTCTACCTTGTTTAGTATCAAAGCCATAATGATTTTTACTGTCATTGTGAAACCTATCTACTAACACATACCTATAAACATAATTATCTTTTTTAAAATGTAATACAGGTTTTAAATCTTGTATCTTTTTCATGCACTCTAGGGGGTTTCCACTCTCGCTTCCACCCCCTAAAATTTTATTTATTAGCTTACTACGTAGCTAATTACTCCGTTTACATCATCGTCATCAGCTAAAGCGGCTACGCTTGTGATTTCAATGACAACGCCATCTTTACTAGAAAAAGTATGATTACCACCAAGCAACTTAGTTGCAGCAGTATTACCTTCCATAGTTTGATAACCAACGGTGTCAACATCTAGTCCGTCAACCATACCATCTGGATCAGCAGCTACTGTTGTGCCAGATGTATTTTCGTATGCTTGCCATCCAATATCGATTGTTGCTGAACTAGCAACAATGTTACAATAAAATCTAGATAAACCACCTATGATTTTAACTGTTCCTGCAGGAAGTTTTCCTAACACGATTTTAGATCCAGCATCACCGACACCATCTTGATTGAAAGAAAAAGCTAGTGTTCTTACTTTACCTGTATTACTTACAGCACCAGCTTTAACTAGAGGAGTAGCTAATGTAGCAGCGTACTCAGTACTATTTTGTGTTGTTACAGCCATATTATTTATCTCCTATTATGCTTCTTGACATACTATACCTAGAACTTTTGCTTCTTCCATTCTAGTAGCACCAATTGTTTGACAATAATAAACTTGAGTAGCATACGATTTGTCTGCTCTCTCATCTATTCTAGCGGAAATATCTTTTCCGATAGCAAGTGTGATACCATCCTGTGCGAAAGCTATACAAGTTCTGTCATTGCCAGTCTTGCTTAGTCTATTTGATACAGTAAAGTTAAAACCAAGAAACGAGTTAATTTCACCCTGTACTAATGCTTTTACAGTATTGAAATCTGAACTTGTTACCTCAGTTGTTGCTAAAAGGTTTGTGATCTGCTCAGGTCCTACGACTATGTGTCTTGGAATTGAGGGATCAACATCACCAAGATCAAAAGTCTGCTTAGCAGTTCTTAATTTAGCGATTGTCAAACCTGCTCCACCAGCAGCGATTGCTGTTTGAGCGGCAGTTGAAGTTGCACCTGTTTCACCAGTAAAGGCATTTGCAGTTGCAGCAGTTATGATTACATCATCCATTGCTCTTCCCATTGCCATAGCAGCGGCTTGAGCGTAAGATGAAGTAGGGTCGATTAAGAGTCTTACTTTGTCTTGTTGATCGATTAGATCAGCAAATTCGTAATCCGCAAGAGATACTCTTCTTCTTGAGTGAGGTGTATCTATTTGAGGAGTGTCCGAATGTCTGCTAGTTTTTAACTGAGCAGTTACTGAGCCAACTTGATCAAAGAAAGCATTTTTTCCTGTAACGCTTTCAACTCTGACTTTGTCTCTTAACAACGATCCCATTTGTTGAGAAAGCATTTGAATGTTAGCAGAATACTGCTGTACAAATGCTGTAGTTATTTGTGATGACATATTTGTCTCTCCATATTATTGTTGATTTAAAATAATCAGAAAGGTTCTCCACCAATAGGTAGGCAATTCTTGGATTTAAAGTCTTTTAGACCAGAAGTCTATTCCTTCTTGTCAGTAAGGTTCTTTCGAATTGTCTTACCATTTATCCATTTATAATAAATATCAGCGGTTGGCAAGGGATTATTTTTTTGGTTCTCAGAACCTGTTTCCTTTATCAACCGCAATATTTCTAAACGAATTTCTTTATCATTAAGATTATTATTTTGCATTTAACATTTCTCTTAATGTATAAACTTGTTGTACTGCTTTATCATGATCTGGATGACTCTTGTTCCAATAAGGACCATTTCTGTCATTAGATATAGCCGCTATCTCAGCTTCCAAATCCTTAACTGTATTAACATTTTCACTTTCTGTTGCTACAATTTTATCTTCAGACATCATACCTGCTATTTTTGCAAAGCCTTTTATTATTTCTGGATGGTCTCCAAGCCTTGTACCATTTGATAAAGTCATATCTAATACTTCTGGATTAATATTAGCTTTTGCTAATGCACCAGCTTGTTTAACTTTACCTTCAAAGTCTCTACCCCATTCTTGTCTTAACTCTTGTTCAGCTTGGGATTGAGCAGTTTCAGTATCAATTTTTGATTGCTGTGCAGTACCTTCCATATTATTTTTATAGAACTCTAAGATACCTTGAGCTTGTTTATTATTTAATCCTAATTTATGAGATTGTTCAGCAAAAGATTTAATTGCAGTATCATCCATTGAAACAATTTCAGATTTTGCATCTAAAGCATATTTATCAGCAGACTCTGGTCTACCTAATTTTTCATAAACTTCATTCCATTGATCTTCTGTAGAATTATTATTAGGTATAACTAATTTATCTTGACCAATCATTTTAGTTGCATTGATATAACTTTTTGCTAACGCATCTATCTCAGTAAATTTTTCAATGTTAGGATCGTTTCTAAAATCCTCACTAATTGAATCTTTCCAAGATGTTGTTGGTGCAGGAGTATCTCCTCCTTTAACTGCAACTGGTGTGGCAGTAGGTGTTACTGTTTCTGTAGTCGTTGTTTCTACAGGCACAGTTTCCTGTGTTATCTGTTCGCTTGACATATTATTTTCCTTTTTCTTTATCGTTTCGTAGCAT